TCAGACCATACAACTTGATCAGCAGTCATAGCTTCTTCAGCACTTACCTGTGCTAAAAAACCTGAAATTGTTCTTGGACCGAAAACCTCAGCCTCTTTTTCCATTAAATCTGGAACGTATTGTTGACCCCAACCTGCGTTAGCCGCAGAAGAAAGGTCTAAGTAATTTGTAGATAACGTTTGCTTCGCCGAAGCAGGTACGCTATTCAAATTATTACCATTAGTAATTGCCATTTTTTTATAGTTTTAAATGGGTTAATAAATTATTTTCTGTTTTTAATTTTAAACTTAAAATCAGAAGAATTATCACCTAGCACTTTAACTTTCATGCCGCTGTCATTAGGAACTCCGCCGAATTGTTGACGTGGGTTCATATTAACGTTTTTAGATTTAGCTACACTTTGTTTTAAAGCGTCTGCTTTACCTTGCTCATAAAAGTGCTGTGCTACAGCATCAGCATTCATAGCTGTGAATAAACCTTTGTGATAACCCTTAGCATCTTGTATTTCATTACTTTCATTAAGAAACTTTCCTATGAAGTTATTAATATCGCTTTGAGTATCTTTAACAGCGTCAGCGTTCTTAACATTAAACCTGTACTTTTTATCTCCAACATTGTATTCAAAACCTTTGAAGTCTTTGTTGAATAGTTGACTAGTCTTATTTAAAAACGTTCTTTGCTGTTTTTCAGCTACTTTCCTGTTGTCTTCCGACTCTTTGTTATATCTATTAAAGAAATCAACGGCTTTTTGCTGATCTTGTGTCAACTTAGAGCCGTATTTGATGTCTTCATAGTATTTGGATTTTACACTTTCCAAGTGGTTCTTTGCTTGAGCAACTTGCTCCTTCAAAGCTAATTTCTTTCTTTTTATATCTCTTTCCTCGTCTAGCTCTTCATCAAAAGAGAATTGATCTTCCATCATGAAGTTTATTTCTTCTAAGTCTAGATGAGGTTTAGTTTGCTTATAGTATTCTTTTAAAAGACTTAAGTTGTCTAGATTTGAATAATCTTTATTCAACTTTACATAGTCTTCTATATCACCACCCGTATCGTTCATAAAGTCAACTAACTTTTGAACGTTTTCTGGTAATGGTTTTCCAGTCTCTTTAGCTTCAGCTATAGCTTCTTCTACTTCTTCTGTAACCTGCTCAACTTCTTCTTTTACTTCTTCTTCAGTTACTTCTTCTAGTACCGCGTCTTGTACTTCGGCTTCCGGCTGTACTTCTTCTTGTTCCGGTGTGGCGTCGGCACTTTCATCGCTTCCAACCACTCCTGTGTCGTCAGCTGGGCCATCTGCAGCTTCTGTTGTTTGTTCTGGTTTTTCATCTTCAATTGGTTTGTCTAAATCTATTTTGATTACACTGTCATCGCCAGCGCTTTCAAACTTACTTTCATCAACTGTATCTACAGTTTGTTCTTGTGTAGTTTCTTCAACTACGTTTTCATTTTCTTCCATAATATAAAATATAAATTAGTAAATTACTTAGGTTCAAACTCACCTAAGTTAAACCCACCTCCAAGTATATCATTACTCGTTTGCTCAAAGTTTTTAGGTGATCCACCTGTTTTTCTTTGATCAATCATCTCTGACTGTTGAGTGGCTTGTATTTTAGTCCTTTCGTCTTTTCTGTCTTCTTTAGTTTTTTCTCTATCTTTTAGCACGTTAGACTCTAAAGACTTTAACTGCATATCGTATTGAAACTTCTGAGCAGCTAATTGAGCTTTCATTTGTGTTTCAGCTTGCATTTTACCAGCATCAAGTTGAGACTGCATTTGCAACAATTGAGCTTCTGCTTGTTTTAAAGCTTGTTGCTTTTGAATTTCTAGTTGAGCGGCGGCTTGTTGCTGTTGAACATTAGCCTGCGCTTGAGCTTGTATATTTTGCTGCTGCGCTTGCTGATCTTGTTGTTGCTTTTTGTTTCTTCTAAGCTTAAGTAGTTGATTAGCTACTTTAATGTTAGATATATCTCTAAGATCTATAGCATCTTCTATATCTATAGTTTTCTGAGCTAATGCTTGCTGGATGTTATTTTCTAATAAAGCTTTTTGCTCTTCATCTGGAGCTAAATCTAAAAATATACCAAAGTCATATAAATGAAGCTCGGACATTTCTTTTAGCGTAGCAACATTGTGTACACCTATGCTTTGTATAAAAGCTTCTTTTGTAGGAGAGTATTCTATAATGTCAGATATACGAAGCGAAAGCTTTTCTGCGGTTTCAGCTGTTAAAAATAAACCTGAATCTAATATATGCCTTGTAGCTGTATTACTGTTTGCGGCGGCCATTTTTTGGATACCAACTAAAGCTCTTTCATCAGGCAAACTACCGTCACGCGCTTCATTTAAACCGGTTACATCACGTATCATCTGCAAGTAGTAGTTGTAATTACCTATTAATGCTTGTATCTTATTACCACCAGACCCAGATGTAATTTCTTGAATAGGCACTTTACCTGGATTCATATCACCTTCGCTTGTAAATGATCTACCAATAACAGAACCTGTTTGGAAGAACATGTTTAAAGCTTCTTGTGGATTGTAGTTTGTACCATTACCTAAATCAACTTCTGCTAAACCATCGGCATCTAAATAAACGCCGTCTGGAACCATACGCGACATTACTTGCTGCAACTTTAAGTGAGTAAGCTGTATCATATCAGCAAATCCAGTTATACGCTTCACTAAAGATTCTATGCGACCTTTATACATACGAGGAGCAACAATACTATAGTTCATTTTAACTTTAGTAAAATTACTTTTAGATCTCATCATGTTGTCAGACATCTCCCACTTTAACAGCTTGTTAGTTCCAAGTATTAAAGCGCCTTCATATAGAGTTTCAATAGCTCTTTCAAGTTTTGAAAAATTTCCTTCAGCTTCAGCAGGAGGATTAAAACTATCATCTTTTTCTATAAGCTTGTCAGCTCCACTTCCAGTTTCTTTTACTTTGTAAACTTCGTTCATATGTGTTTTATAATTAAAATATAAAACTTGAACTTTATTTCTGTCAGACTCTTCGTATCTAGGCCCGCTTTGATAAGAGTTTGTTTGAGCATAGCCAGACTGTTGTATTTCCTCTAAGTCTTCTTGCGTTAAATAAGGGAACTGCTTAGCGAGCTCGTTGATAGGTATTGTCTTAACTTCTCCAACGTAGTATATGTCATCAAAATACGGTGATTCAGTATAAGAGTAAACTAAATCAGCTGGATCAACATAGTCTATAGTAACACCTTCAGACGTAGTGAAATCAGTTTTAACAGCGCCAATACCTAATACTGTTAAGTCGTAGTATAGTCTTTTCTTTATTAAGTCGTAATTATTACCTTCAAGCAAAACGTTTAAAGCTTGCTCTTCAGCTATCTCTACGGCTTGCTTGTAGTTTAACTGCATGTGCAGCTCTAGCTCTTCGTTGTTTTCTGGTAAAGTTTCAGGATCGTTTTGATATAAGTTAATACCAAACTCATCAGCCACGAAGTCATTCATTTCTTTAGCAGCCATATCATCAAGAATACTCTGCATATATTCTGTTCTTTTAGAAACTCCATACTCATCTTGCGAATAAGCTTTTATTTCAAAAGCCCTATCAGCTATACCGTTAACTACAATATCAACAAACTTAGGGATTATTGGAACAGGCGTCCAGTCTAGGTTTAAATAAGACAAGTCTCCATTTATTGATAACTCGTCTTTATATTTTTGAACTGATTGCTCTCCTCTAGCGTACAGCCTTAATTTATGAAAGTCGTTTAAATTGTTCTGATACCTATTGTGGTTTCTGTCATTATGAAACCACTCTGTTTCTATTGCTTTCGCAACTTTTAAACCGTAGTCATAGCTTAACTTTTCAGCATCGCTAACTACTTGACTTGGAAAATAACTCTTTACAACAGACTCTGCCATATTTTTATTTTATTATTCTTGATGTGTTACCAGTATTGCTATATCTAGAAATACTTATGTTTAATGGTTGCTTTTTAAATTCTGCGTGTGGTCTATACAAGTGTCTGTTACAAGCCATTATAGCTAAACCAGAACTTATTGTTGCATCAAACTTTGTTCTTTTGTTTATGTCAAACCTAGCCCAGTCGTTTAATGTTTCGTTAAAGTAAATGTTACCATAAACCCCATCGCCTTTGTGGCCAACGTGATCGTTGATATACATTTCTATAGCAGCTGCATGAGCCTGCTTTATGTCTTCGCTAGAGTTTGGTATCCCACCTATTTCTTTTTCAGTAACAGATAATTTATTCCAAACCTTGTCTGGTCTATTCATGCTAAATCCTCTATATCCTCTTCTTTTAAAATGATATAAAAGTCTTGGTTTGTTGTTCTCTGCTAGTATAGGCATACCGTAAAATATGCAGGCCATTAGCACGTCTTCAAAAAATATTTCTGCGGTTTGTGGTCTAGCTAAGTATTCTAAGAAAAATGTATTAGCTGGCGCATCTTCCATGCTAAACTTAGTCAAACCATGCAAAGCACCTTTTGAACCTACACCATCTACTGTTCCTGATATATCATAGCTGTCACAGCCAAAAGCACCCATGTGTTCGTTGCCAGGGCATTTAACGCCGTTTTTTATTACAACTTTATTTTGTATATTTACTGGTGGTACCCAGCTTACTTTAAATCTACCTTTAGGATCTGGGTAAAATATAACGCTTGTATCTTTAAC